ACCTGTTGGAACAACTGGACGAGCCAATTGGACTCTTGTAAAAAGATCTTTCCCGGAAACATTTGATCACATGATGCCTTTATTAGAAGGTATGAAAAAGAAAAAGAGAACTAAGAGAAAGAGAAATAAAAGAAAAACTAAAAAATCAAGAAAAACTAAAAAATCAAGGAAAACTAAAAAATCAAGGAAAACTAAAAAAAGATCAAGAAAAACTAAAAAAAGATCAAGAAGAAGATAAATTAAAAGAAATCTTTTTTTGTATGATTTTCTAAAATCAATTTTGCATTTTTAATTATTTTTTTATTAAGTTTTTTATTAGGATTATTGATGATATTTGCAATTTCAAAATCTATTTTATCAGTATCACCAACAACGTAACAATTATGTTTATCTTTGAATGTATTTCCAGCATTTACCCAATCTTTATGAAGAATTAGAACACAATCATTATAAATTGCTTCTAAAAATGTATATTGTGTTCCTCCACCATCACCTTTTATGATAGACATATCGACAACATATTCACAATTATTTAATAAATTATTCGTATTAGAATCAGTTAGAGGTAAGTTCTTAGGAAATTTTTTCATCCAATATTTTTCAAATTCTTCTTTTAACCCCATTTTACTAAGTGTATGATGAACAAATAATCGATTTTCAGCACCAAAAATATATATCTTATCAACATTTTTGCTTATTAAACGATTTGCTTTCAGTATATATTCTGTATGTTTATCAAAATCAATTCTAGAGATAGATAAGCAATTATAATTACTATTTTCATTAATATCTTCAAGTTTATATTGATAAAAAGGGTGAAATTTTAATTCAGAATGTATATTAAAATTATCTAAAAGAAATTTTTGAACAGTTTCACGAATAGTAAATATTTTAAATCTTTTAATTTTTTCAACAAATTCTTTATTTTTTACTTCAGTTGGATCATGAATAATAAGTATTGTTGAGTCAGGGAATTTATCCAAATATTCATAATAATTTTTATCGATTGCAGTTATGACAAGATTATCTAATTGAACTAATTCATCAATATTCATATTCTTATATTGAACATTATAACCGAAAGATCTTGTATTTTTTTCAGTTCTTTTACCTATTTTAAATAAAGGACAATCATAAGTTAAAGCGAGATGAGCAGTCATAGTAATCCATCCTCCATACACAGGTCTAGCCATATAAACTAAATTCATTTAATGTAGATAAAGATATTTTTTTTATATTAAAAACATATATATATGTCAAGATTTCTATATGGTCCATTTATATCAGATAAAATAAAACCTACAGTTGAAAATCAAGAAACAATTATTCAAGATGAAAGATTAATAAATCTATTTACTGATACAGAAAAACTAGATGATAATTTTCATGAAGTAATTACAGATCACTATTATTTTGGTATAAATTTATTAAACAGAAATAATTATACCTTTGGGAATAATATTGATCAACAATTACTCAAAACGATAGTTAGAAATAATTATTTTATGAATAATGGATTTTATTTAAAAGATAACTATATAAATTTTGAAAAAAAAGGTTTCACAGGTGATTCGTTACAAATAGAAATACCTTTGTATGGATTATATAATTTTTTACATAAAACAATAACTCTTGAAGATGTAGTTCAAAACGAATTACCTTTTCATCTAAAATATCATGATAGTAAAGATAGTAATGGTAATCAAATAAAAATTATGAGTAATTTTTATCATATAACATTTGATGATACTATGTATGAAAAAATGTATGAAAAAATGTATGAACATAATTTTCTAGTAAATAAAGAAAATGATAATTTATCAAGAGATGATATTGAAACTATATTTGAATTTATGAATGAAAATACTGAGAAACATAAATATCAAGAATTATTTAAACAAATCATTTATGAATTAAATACAATTTTAAAAGATAATCAAGAATTTTCAATTATAATATTTAAAAAATCTGATGTAACAGGATTCATTGTAAAAGATCAAGATTTAGTAAATAATAATATATATAATTGTGAATTAGATAATTCAGAAAATTCAGAAAATACACATTTATGTTCACACTATAATACGATGGCACATAATATAAATGATGAAGATAAATTAACAAGGATAGGTGAAATATGTAGTTCTGAACCAAATTGTAGTTGGAATGGAAATATATGTGAAGAAAAAACTTGTAATGAAATAACTGATCAAACAGAATGTACTACACCCTGCAAATGGACCGAAACTTTAAATAGTGATGGTAAATTTAAATATATCATTAAAGACGAAGAAGAAAAAATACATTTTCATACATTAAGTAAAAACGATTTACAATATTTTAATTTAGAATCTACTAATAGTTTATTACAAGATAATGAAACTAATTTTTTGGGATTAATAAATACAACTCTAGGTTCAATTGTGAATGATATAAAAGCAGAAGGTTTTGGAAGAAGAATATCATTTTTAGATATATTTTTAGGTTTATTAGTAATTGTATTATTCTTTAAATTAAAAAAATGAATGAACAACTATCTTTTTAATATCTGAACCACCTTTTAGTTCTTCTTTAACTTCTTCAGAACTATTATCATCATCAATAATAACATCATCATCAATTTTATCTTCTTCAATGGTTATTTCTTCTGTATCGGGTTTTAAGGCTTCTTCATCAATAGTAATTTCTTTAATTAATTCTTCTTGTTCTTTAATTTCTTCTTGAACTTTTTCTTTTACTGGTTCAGAGATTTCAATAATTTCTTCATCAGAAGATTCATTAATTTCTTCAGAAGATAATTTATTACCTTTATCAACAATAATTATGTTTTTAAATTCTTCAACATAGTTAGATGTATCTTGTAATGTTATTCTTTCTTCAATATGTTTAGGAACAATTGTATTTGTCTCTATAAAAGTGTCTAGTGCTTGTTTTTCAAGTAATTTTTTACGGATAATAGGATTTAAAAACATCTATATATTATACTAATATTAAAATGTTAAAGAAATACCATACAGAAAATTTAAAAGAAGTTGGTATAGATGAAGCAGGGAGAGGTTGTTTATTTGGACCTGTATGTGTTGCTTCAGTATCTCTAACAAATTTAACAGATCCTTTAGTAAATATAATAAAAGATTCTAAAAAACTTTCACAAAAGAAAAGAGAAATGTTATTTACATTTATCAAAGAAAATTCAATTTATTCTGTAAAAATGATAGATCATAATATAATAGATAAAGAAAATATTCTTCAAGCAACATTAAATGGTATGCATTTATCACTAGATGAAATAGATTCTAAAATGGATATAGATTTAATATTAGTTGATGGTAATCATTTTCCAAATTATTTTAGTATGAAACAAGATAAATATTTAGATCATGAATGTGTTATTGATGGGGATAATACTTATGTTAATATAGCAGCAGCTTCTATATTAGCAAAAGTAACAAGAGATAATTATATAATTGAACTATGTGAAAAGAATGAAGAATTAAAAAAATATGATTTACAAAATAACAAAGGATATGGGACTAAGAAACATATGGAAGCATTAAAAGAATATGGAACTGTAGAGGGTCATAGAAAAAGTTTTAAACCTTGTAGATAATTATCTTTTCTTTCTTCTAGTTTTCCTTTTTTTAGTTATTCTTTTTCTAGTTTTTCTTTTTTTAGTTCTTTTAGAAAAACCACGGAAATCTATTTCACTTTCAGAAGAAACAGCATCATAAGCTTTTGGTGATAAAATAGTTGAAGTTCTTTCATCGAGGACTTTCTTTATTGGTATAGGCAAACTTATTATAAATCTTTGTACAGATTTACAACTTTGTGCTTTTTCAAGAGTTTTATAAAAAGTTAAACCAAACGTGCCTTTAAATTCAGGATTATAAAATTGATAAATAAAACCATTATCTACATTAAGTTGATTTATTTTCAGATTCTTTAATTTAGGTAATCCAATAGTTTCAGATTGATAACCAATAGGAATTAAAGAAGATTTAATATATAAATATGTAAAACTTGGATCATTTAAATTAACAGGATTATCTGTTTTAAGAAGATATTCTCCATCGTGCGAAGACCAATCAGCAAGCATACTCATAGGTTTTTGATATGCAGAATCTATTTCATTTTCTTCATCTGTTGAAACTAAACCTGCCCATGCTGCATTACCTGCAGGATAAAACCACTCATAATTATCTTTAGTATCAGTTTCAGTTAATAATAAAATACCTATATCGGAAGCATATTTAGTATTAGTTTTTATATCAAAACCAGTTAGAGCATATTTTATACAAATTCGATAATTATCGGACCAAGATAAATAATTGGTACCAGTCCCTAATTCAGGGACTTCACAATCGCCATGAACAGCTGCTCCCGGGACATTGCCTTCACGAATATGATATTTAATACTTGTATCACATTCTAAACACTTGGGAGAAAGTGAACCTTTTAGAGAATTAAAGAAATCTAAATTCATCCCTCTAAAAACAGACTTTCTTTCATATAATTTAATTGTCTGATCTAATTCATTAATCTGTTTTTCCCATAACATTTTAATTTCTGCTTCTGAATAAGGTTTCATTTTATGAGCATTTATAACATTTAATGTATTATCTATAATATTATCATGTTCCCAATCAATTCTACGGCATTTATGATCTCTCATCCAAGGTTTAACATATTTATTTCCTTTACTTGAAGTTTTTTCCGGTTCAGGCTCCATTTATTATAATAAATATTTTTTTTATTTGTATATATATATATATATGTTAAGTAGAACTTCATCAAAGAAAGACAAAATGTTTGGTCAACAAAGGCAAGTATATGTAGAAAAAATGCTTAAAAAATCTAAAAAATCTAAAAAATCTAATCCAGAAGTTGATTTAGAATATATTAAAGATTATTTTAAAAATGAAGGTAAAAAAATAAGTAAACGTGGACCACCCAAACCTATTTCTAAAAAGCATTTTAATTCTGATGAAATAGATTCAATGGAAAAACGCGTTCAAAAAAAATTTACTAAAAAAAACCCCTATGTTAATATATCTGTAAATGATAAAGGTTATGAAGGGGATAGTTCAGAACCTTCTTTAAATTTTCAAGGTTTTACTAAAAGAAGGAGTAAGAAAAGATTAAAGAAATCTAAGAAAAAGAGATCTAAGAAAAAGAGATCTAAGAAAAGATCAAGAAGATAATTCTTTAACTTTTAATGATAATTTATTAATAATATGTTGTTGAGTTTTGATAATAGAATATAATTCTTTTATTTCAGCGGTACATGTAAGTTCTTCTTCATTATCTTGTATAAAAAATTTACTTTTATACAAAATATTACCTTTTTTATCTTTTATATATTTGGGAACTCTCCAAGTTTTATTGGAATTTTCAAGAATTAAACATTCATTGCCGAACTTTTTAAATTTACCACCTCTATAAAAATATTCTTGTTTATCTTTAACAGTTAAATATTTAACATGACAATTTGGTTTAATATCATACGGGAAATCAATTTGTGAAAAGTTTTCTAATTCTTGTTTTATTGTATTTATATCGCTAATCATAATATATTATAAATATAAGATTTTAAATACTTAATCAAAAGACAAAACAATTCTATCATCAATAAGTTTTTCGGTATCTATTTTTTTATTTGAGTATTGAATAATTTGATAAAAATTATATTTAATACCTTTAATAAATTTTTCTTTAGCTAATAAATTATGACCATATTGTTTTAATAATTGCCGTAAAATAGTTATACTTTTTTTTTCATCTAAATCAATTAGATATTTTTTTGCTTTACATGGGAGATAATAATCTTTTAATCTTTCAATATAATTATTCATTTTATCAACAGTGTTAAGATCTTGTAAATTTTCTTTAGTGAACATTTTTGTATCATTTAAATCTGTTAAACCATATAGTCTTATGATATCTGTAACTAAATTTAAACCTGGTTTATTCTTAAAAAGTTGATCTTTCATCATATTTTATAATATATATTTAAAAATAAATTTTAAATATAATAAAAATTTATATTCTAATATAAATGTCTAAATCAGATAGTAGTGAATTTAGTCCAGATGAACCACAACCTGAAGATAAAAAAATAAAATTAGACATAGATGAAAATGATGATGATACAACAATAACTGATAATCCACAATCACCTGTTTATCAAGATTATTTAGATAAATCTTCAGAACCATCAGAACCTAGACCAGAAGAACAAATAGATTTTGATCTAAATAAAAATTATCAACCATGGACTATTATAGATACATATTTTAGGGATAATGGTTACTATAAGTCACAGCACCAAATAGATTCATTTAATGAATTTATTACATCAGATGAGAATGGTATTCGTATGATAATTAAAAGAAATAATCCTTTAACAATTTTTAAAGGTGAAACAAGTGATAGTAAATTTATTTATGAAATGGAGATATATTTTGGAGAAACTCTGGATGAAATAAATGGTGAAATTATAGAAGGCGCTGATAATATTTTTATAACATCCCCAGTAATATATGATAAAGAAACAGATAAAAGCACATATATGTATCCAAATGAAGCTAGATTAAAAAGTTTAACATACAAAACTTGTGTTTATTGCAATATAGGTATTAAATATATATTTAAACAAGAAGGTGATAGAATTGTTGTTAAAAATTTCCCTAAACAGAATATTGGTTGTATACCTATTATGTTACATTCAAAATTATGTATATTAAATAAATTAGATCCAATAAAATTATCTGAAATGGGTGAGTGTCCTTATGATCAGGGAGGATATTTTGTTATTAAAGGTAAAGAAAAAGTCTTTTTGTCTCAAGAAAATAAAGTTAATAATATTCTTTATATAAATAGTATATCAGGTGATGATATTATTTTAAGAGGTAATATTACAACTGTTTCAAAAGAAGGTTTTCAAAGTAGTAGAACAAATTATGTTACTTTAAGATCTAAAAATTTAATGTCCCAAGGTTCTATGAAAAAATATCTAACAAGTAAATTTGGTATTAAAGAAAGAAAAGAAAATATTTTTGATGTTAGAGTTTTAGGTATAACCGAAGTAAATGGTGGTAATGATTTACAAATACCATTATTTATTATGTTTAGAGCATTAGGTTATAATTCAGATAAATCTATATTACAACAAATTATCTATGAAACCGATGATGATACATTAAAAACTGAAATGTTTAAGATTTTAATCCCTAGTATTAAAGATTCTCAACCAATATATAATCAAAAATCAGCAATTAAATATTTATCTTTACATGTAAAAAATAAAGAAATTATAAATGTAATTGATGCATTAAATAATAATTTCTTACCAAATTATGGTAATAATTATAAATTTAAAGGTGTTTATTTAGGATATATAGTTCGTAAGATAATATTAACACATTTAAATGTTTTAAAAGAAACAGATAGAGATTCTTATACATATAAAAGAATTGATTTAGCAGGAACTTTACTTTTAGAATTATATAGAGAATTATGGGGTAAATACACAAAGGGTATTCAAAGAAAATTAGATGATGAATTTAAATTTTTATTAGATGGAACAACTGAAAAGAAAGTAGAAGATATTATCAGTGAAATAAATAAAGATTCTATTTTTAATTCAAAAGTTATGGATGATATTGTAAGATCATTTGGTGCTAGTTTTGGAACAGGTATTTCTAAAAAACAAGGAATTGTTCAAGATTTAAATAGAAATGTTATGTTAGGGACTTTATCACATATTAGAAGATTATCAACTCCATTACCGAGTGGTTCTAAAGTATTTGGTCCTAGAAAATTACATAATTCTCAATGGGGTATAGTTTGTCCAGTAGAGTCTCCAGATGGAGGGAATGTAGGAATTATAAATCATTTATCAATAATGGCGAAAGTCACAACAAATATATCAGAAGAAGGAATTAAACAAGCATTAAAAGATATTAAAGTATTATTTTTAGAAGATTCAACATATCAAGAATATGATTCTACAAAAATATTCTTGAATGGTAAATGTACAGGGTTTTTTTCAGATGGTCCATTTTTATATAAATATCTTAAATTATTGAAACTAAATAGTATAATTAATATTAATACATCAGTATCATTTGATATAGATAATAATGAAATATTTATCTTTACAGATGCTGGTAGAATAATAAGACCTGTTTTATATCTAAAATCAAATAAAGATAATGAAAAATATAATGAATTTATCCAAGGTAATTATTTATCACTAGAAAACTGGAATAAATGTATTCATGGTTATATTTATGATATAAATAAAAGTATTTCTGTTTATGAAAATAAATATTATAGAGAAGAATTAATAAAAATTAAAACAGAAAATGATAATTATATGGAATTTTTAGAAGTAAATGCATCACCGATTGAATATATAGATTCAATCGAAACAGAAAATACATTTATAGCAAAAGATGTTTCAACAATAGATAAGATTAATTATACACATTGTGAAATACATCCAACATTAATAATGAGTGCTGTAGCATTAAATATACCATTTTCAAATAATAGTCAATATCCAAGAAACGTATTTGCTTGCCAGCAAACAAAGCAAGCTGTTGGTGTTTACAGTAGTGCTTATAATTCAAAATTCGAAACATTTGCTCATATACTTTATTATCCTCAAAAACCTATTGTTACTACAAGATTTAAGAAATATACAGATGTAGATAAATTACCTTATGGTATTAATGCGATAGTAGCAATTGCTTCTTATAGTGGATATAATCAAGAAGATGCTGTAATATTAAATGAAACATCTGTTCAAAGAGGTTTATATAATTCTTTATATCTAAGAAGTTATGTAAATTCTGAAGAAGATGAAAATGGAAAGAAAATTTATTTTTCAAATCCTTTACTCGAACCAAATGCTAATATTAAAAAAGCAAGTAAATATGAAAAATTAGATGATAATGGTTTTATCCCTGAAGGAGAATATATTACTCCTGATGATACTATTGTTGGTAAATGCTATAAATCAAAAGATAAAGATTCTAAAGAAATAACAAATTGTTTTGGTGAAAGTATAAAATTTGGAACAAGTGGTATTGTTGATAAAGTATTAGTTATAAACGGTGAAGATGGATTACGTAAATGTAAAATTAGAGTTCGTAAAGAGAAAATACCAGGTATAGGTGATAAATTTACATCACGTTGTGGACAAAAAGGGATGTGCGGTATGGTTCTTAAACAAGAAGATATGCCTTTTACAAAAGAAGGTATAGTCCCTGATATAATTATAAATCCTCATGCTATTCCATCACGTATGACTATTAATCAATTTTTAGAAGTAGTATTAGGGAAGAGTTGTTGTATGTCAGGATATTTAGGGGATGCAACTCCTTTCCAAAATAATGATATCAATGAATATGGTAGAATTTTACAAGAATATGGTTATGATAAAAATGGCGATGAAGTTATGTATTCAGGGATAAATGGAGAACAACTTAAAACATCTATCTTTATTGGACCAACATATTATCAAAGATTAAAAATTATGGTTGCTGATAAGGTTCATTCAAGAGCAACTGGAAAAGTTCAACATCTTGTTAGACAACCCGTTGGAGGAAAATCAAATAATGGTGGTGGTAGAATAGGTGAGATGGAAAGAGATAGTATAATATCACATGGAATATCATCATTCTTAAAAGAATCTAATATGGAAAGATCTGATAAATTTAAAGTACAAGTTGATAAAACAAGTGGTTTAATTCAATATGATGAAGATACTAATAATAAAGTTACAGTTCAACTACCTTATGCGATGAAACTTATGATACAAGAACT